TAAGGGTTTGACTGAGTCTCTGCTGCAATGACCTTAGCCATTTCGCTTTGAGATGGTCGCTTTCCTTTAGTTGCGTACCCTGCATTTGCAAGTGCCCTGCCAATCGCAGAAGTCTCGCAGTTCTCCAATGCAGAAGTTTGATTGACACCGCGATCAGAAATGGTTTCATAAGCAAGCCCAGTAGCGTAAGGCTGGCTATCCACGCATGTTCTATAAATCTTGGCAAGAACAATAAAACGTTTTTCAGTATGTTCCAACAACTCCGTATGAACCATAAAATCAGGATAGTCAGCAATAAACCTTCCAAGTCTCACCTCAACTGTCTCGTAGTCATTTATATTAAATGCCATCTTCCTCACCTCTCATTTCTCTAACTATTTGGTGATATATCAAGCCATAACCTAACAGGTCTTTTAATGAGTCCTCATGGTCGCTGGTTTGACTCAACCTTGATACCTTGACGAGTAACATTGCCATTGCAACTTGCTCAGGCGAAATGTAACTGTCAAAGTAACCCGACCATAATTCGGATATACGACGGTGATTGAGTGACGCATTACCATATATGTGACCTCGGTCACTAAGGGTGATTCTGACTTCATCAAGTAAATCCTCAGTTCTTTTCATAGTCGAAAACCTCGTCATTTCTCATGCGCCTTATGCGCTCTTGGTGTTGCAAACTAGCACGCCAGCCATCATTGCGGCCACTCCAATAACCTTTTTCATAGTTCAATGTTTTTATTTTGTCATAAACCCAATAAAGCAAACACATGCCAATTAGTGCATAGAACATAATAAATGCAAATTCTCTTAATTCCATCCATGGGGTCATGAGTGCACCTTTTCCTTTTCAATGTAACTTGCAATAAGTGAGAATAACTTAGCCCTCAACCGCCTGTTGGCATCCTCAGGACTCTCACCGATTGAACTAAATTTACCCAATACATTTTCCGTGCTTGCAATGTATGAGTCAGTATCTGCAAGGTAGGCAAGTTTAAACTTGCTACTTGCTACGCTTTCGACTGTTTCTATCATGATTTCCGTTCTACCTAAGTCGTTCGCTTAGGTAGATATAGGATGACAGTAGTCAACAACACCGACAACTAAAGGCTCGGCGTGTTATATAACGGTTTTGTTATTTGTAGAGTTTGCCCTCAAATATAAATGAACCATCTTGATTGATGGGCACGGTTATTACCTGCACTTTACGGTCTTGGACGTAGGCAACTGCAAAGCCTGTCTGCCAGTTAGCATACCCTCGGGTATAGGCCATGCCTGAAGAACTTAAATCTACTAAATTGCCGACCTCAACGCCCCATACAGTACGCCCTAATTGGCCTCTAGAAGCCTCTGTAAAGGCCGAAACCCCTAGTCTATGGGTGTGCCCACACACCACGCTCTTACCAAGCCTTCTAGCCCCATTTAAGGCCGTTTGTGATGGTACTTGGCTAAGAGGGAAAGCGTCTCCGTGAACTGCTGTCCAGCCGTGTGCCCAGTCAAGCCCGAAAGGGTGGAATTTGATTTGCAATTTATCATATCCCATAAAACGCTCATACTGCATTTCGGGTAGGTTGAGGAAGGAAGGAAGTCTTTTCTTGATTGATCTATAAAGTCTGATTCCATGGTTGCTGCCTAACACGTCCGTTACTCCCAAGTAGGTTAATACCTCTTGAGTTAGTTTTCTATCATCATTTATGTTGCCGACCATCTCATCAATAGTGCCGGCATTAAAACCGCCTAATTGAGGCAGGTCTATTTCATCACCAATTTGTATAGTGCGGTGGGGTTTCCATTTTGCTAGAAACTTACCTACTGTCTTGACTGCCTTTTCATCAAAAAATGGAACTTGGAGATCACTTACAAAAGCGATTCTTTTCACTTATTCCTCGTCATCCTCATGTGGGTTATGATCAGGATTTACAGGGTTAAAATCAGGTGCAGTTGGAATTAACCAATCAGGAAAGGAATTTCTATCCAACATGCCAAGTGCTTGATCTACTGGAAAACCTGCTCTGCGTAGGCTCAAGTAATACTCACGCATAGAAATAGCGTAAGCATCTAAACGAGTCATAACTTGATCGTGTTGATACTTACCTTTACGCTTTGTAACTTTGCGCTTTTTCTTTTGAGCCATAGGTAAAGTTTACTTTCTTTCGGTGACAATCCTCAGTAGTTCTTCTTGGCGTGTTTCAATTCTTGCTAAACGATCTGCAAGGCTCGAACCGCTATTTGGTGTGAGAGTCCACAACCAACCTTTAATAAGATAACGCAGACCCAAAAAGAAACTTGTTAATACGGCGGAGACGGCGGCGGCTAAGCCAGCCCAACTTGCAGCATCCATTATCTTGCATTGATACCGTAGTCAACTTCAGTACCTGAAGAAGGGTCTATGGCTTTTGCAATAGGGGCGATTACTGCGCCTAGTAAAGTTGCGTATGCTGGATGTATGTCAGCGACAATAGCCAACGCAACGGTTATACCTGAAGCCGCAACTGCTCTTAAATAAGATTTAATTGCTGCCTTATGCTTGTTTGATAGTTTCATCTGTTCCCCCTAGTAATGGGATATTAAAAGGTTTCCCATTTTGATTTGGTTTAAAACTTATATGTATATGTGTTTTGTGTGGATTTATACCGCGATACTTAACCCAACGCCAAAAAGATTTTGCACTAGCAATTTTGCCCATGTGGATTATATAAAGAAAGCGTCGATCACCCTGTTTTGCTGCAAGTCTAATTTGATCTGCCAAATAGATACTAATTCCTTGTTCTTCAGATAGGCGAGCGTCAATGTCCAAAGCGCAGACTTCCCCTCGTTCATTGGGGTTGTGTTGACTAACTCGAGACTGGTGACGCAAATCACCAATCCATCCATCAAGACGCTTGGAACGATTTGGGAAATTATCATTTACTTGTTCCCTAAATTGTTCTGCGGCTTTTGATAACCAAGGCTTCATTAACTTAGTAGCAGTTTTGCTTCCTCGGCTGTAATGCCAAGTCTATCTAATAGTTCTGCCTTTGCTATTTCCTTAGCAGCCTTCTCTGCATCTTCTTGAGCCTTCTGTGCTGCGTACTCGGCAGCCATAGCCTCACGCTCTGCGATTTCCTCAGCAGTTAATGCAATCTCTTGCACCTCACCTGTTGAGCAATCTACTACGATTTTGTTAGTCATATTTCTCCTTATGCGTTAGATATTCCATATAGATATGCGGTTGAGTATTGGTTAAAATTATTAGCAGACCTATCAAAAAAAGATAAACTTGTTATAGCAGAAGTACTAGCCATTAAAACTGCTGTTAAACCTGCTATTGCATCAGTTGCATTAGTTTCGCTTACATAATCAACCGATACTGATTTATTATTAGATGAAGTATAATTTGGAATATAAAATAAAATGTTACCAAAAGTATTTGCAGTTGCACCATTTGCTTGAGCATAAACTCTACGCGCTTCTGCTTGGTTTGTTTCACTTCCAGTAGAAGCACTACCAGTACCCTGACCATAAACAGTTATGGCACTGTAAATAGAAGTAGATAATCCGTTCATCCTAAAATCTAAATTATGATAATTACCTGCCGCATTATTTCTAGTGCTTAAATTCACAACCAAATCAGTATAAGTAGCAGGTATAGATGTGAATTCCATACTTGCCGCACCACCTGACCCAACTGTTACGGATGAAATTAAAGTATATGTAGTTGCCATTATTCCGCCTTAATTCCGTAGAGTGTAAAGGTTGAACCTGAATTAAAAGTACCGCTAGCCTCTAAAAATACAGAAATACTAGTAATTGCTGAAGTAGAACGCCACAAACCAGCAGTAGCACCAGTACCATTACTTGAGTTATTGTTTCTGCCTAAAACTGTTTTAAAGGTTGTAGTGTTTGAATAATTTTGTATTTGTAAAATTCTATTTGCAATAGTTGTATTTACAAAACTTTCATTATCTATTTCAATATAAGTTTGATTTGACCCTCTGGAACTTGTAGCACTTGAACCAGTTCCAGATACTCTAGTAAAACTATAATTGCTACCAGTATCGCTGTTAAATCTAATTCTTGAATAGTTTCCACCTGATGAAGTAGTAACTTGCATAATCAAAATTAAATCAGTATAACTGCCACTAATAGAAGTAAAATCTACTGTTGCCTGAGCACTACTTAAAGTAGTTGTCGCTATCTTTTCATAGGTTGCTGTCATTATGCACCTTTAATTCCGTATAGGGCGAATTGAGTGTATTGAACAAAGTTAAAACCACCGAAAGGTTTAATAATCATACTACTTATTGCATTAGTTGAACCAAAATATGTTGAATTAAAAAAGATATAACCGCTTCCATTGTTATCATAACCAGCAAAAGAACGAATAGTTTTAAACTTATTTGTATTTTTGTAATCTAAAATATCCATTATCATCATACCAAAATTATTAGAACCAGCACTAGCACCTGTAATGCTTGGTAAATAATATGCTGAATCCGTGTAACCTCTTGAGTTGGTAAAAGCACTTGAGCCGTCACCAGCAAGATAATGTCGTCCATAACCTGAAGTAACACCATTGAAGGTTATCGCCAACTCTTGATCAGTAGTGCTTTGATTACTTCTACCAATACCTCTAATTTGTAAATGAGTGTAGTCGGTTGGTATTGAAGTGAATTCAATTTGAGATGCACCACCTGAGCCAACAGTTACAGTAGCAATAGACTCATAACTACTAGTAACAGGGGCTACACCTGTACTAAAACTGCCTAAGATTGTATTAAGCAATGCCGCCTACCACATACCAAGTATCGGTAGCAGTTTTAATGCAAACTGCTGTTTTGTATTGTCCTAAAGATGGTTGAGCAGCAGTCGCACCAGCACTTAAAACAGTTGTTGTGCCGCTTGTTACTGCCTTAATTGTGCAAGCACCAACACCGATATTAAGAACTGTTATTGCAGTTCCTACTGGATATGCAACTGAAGCGTTGGTTGGGATAGTAAAGTTGACCGCAGTAGCCTTGTTCATTATTACTAAGGCTTGATATTGGTCGTTTAATACTGGGGTGTAATCTGCTGTTTGTGCTGTACCTACTGTAAATGAGGTTAAGCCATTAAACATTGCTGCTGATAGCACGTCACCGGTGCTTGCTGGAAATCCTGTTGCCATTGTATTTTCTCCTTTAAGTGTCTAATTATATCTCAGTATGCGAGAATATCCTCGCCCAATACCCCATAGGTTGAGTTCCCGATTATGAAACCATCAGTTATAGGTTCAAGCGTGGTATAGGTGCCCATCCATGAGTTAGGTGTTATATCCCAAGATACGCCTTGAATCTGTAAATTTTTAGTAATAACTGAAGAATCAGGCTGTATATTGGAAATAAGAACATTGTCAAAGTAGTCAAGGTCAAGCATAGTGTCGTTAGGAACTAGAGGGTCATAAAGGTCAACAGTCATACGATCAATGCGGATAGTGGTTGTGCTTCGTGTAGCCACGTATATAGCGGCTATATTGGCTGCCTCTGCGTCCGTCTGAACCACTAGATCGCTAAAAGATACTGAGTGAGGGAAATAGGTTGCAACTGAATCGGTATCGATATTGGTTTGAGTAGTACCACCAACTCTAGTAACTGAACAGTTATTAACAATCAACTTATCATCAAAGGCAAAAATTAAATTCTTATATGGAATACCGCCTGTTTGATTGAAGGCAATAGGTGTGCCACCTGCTGAACTTATAGTATTTGACCTGTTCTTAAATATGGCGTTACCTTCAGGTGATACATAAAAAGCACCTTGCTCTGAAGTCTCAACGTTTTGTAAGGCTGCAAGAGCAGTTCTAGCAGTAGCAGGGTCAGCCTGAGTTAATGAGTTACCAGTATCTAGGCTGCGCATAGAGTTAGGGAAATCAACTGTATCTAATATCTTGGCTATTCTAGTACCTGTATCTTGTCCTGCTGCCTGTCCTGTAATTGTGCCAACGGTTGCCATGGCAAATAATCTAAAGGCATCTGAAGCGTTTATATCTACATAAGATACATTTTCTGCCTGATCGTATGTATAAACATAATCAGTCGTATAACCGCTGAATAGGTAATAATCTTGACCGTTGTACTCAGCAGATATTCTAAGTTTTCTTAATGGTGTTAAATAGCCATATAGGTCAGAACTAGTGTTTTGAGGATTGAACCTACCGTTTTGATCGTAAATTCTTATTGTGCAAGTACCAGCCTCATAAGTGTCTCTAGGTATATTACGTCCGCGACTAATTTTGATTGATCTAGTAATGTCAGTTAAATCTATAACCAAGGAAGGTGCAGTTTGATCTGACAAAATGCCAACACCTAACACGCCGTTAACTGGGTCACCAATAGTAAAAGGGTTACCAAAGGTAGCACCTGAACTAAAGTTAAGGCTTATATTAAGTACTGGAAGGCTCATGTTATCTGAAAGGGCTTATGCTAGAGAACGAGCCTGAGGCAGATGAGTTAACTAAATCATTGCGCAACTGACTTAGTAGGTCTTGGGTAGCACCGTTGACATTGATAACAGTAGTTGAGGTAGTAGGTGGTGCACCAAATCTACCGCCGCTTTCTCTGTATCTTTCCTGAGCAATCTCAGCAACGCTCATACCTGTATAACCGCTAGTGCCTACTAAACTTGATGCTAGATCATTGTAGTAGTTACCAGTAGCACCAAGCGGGGTCTTAGGCATACCCGCTAGTAACTTCATCATCAATAGTATTTGCTGAATTAACAAATCAATATCTTTAGACCAGCCCTCAAATGGATATAGTGCCTTAGGTAATTTGGCAATAGCCTCAGCAAGGTTAGTAGTCTGTAACTGAGCCTTTACTAAATCGGTTGCAAGCCTT